AAAGTGCTGTTAAAAGAAACGGCAAATCGTTACCGAAATTTAAAATTCAATTAAACGAAGAGCAGAAAGAAGCTAAAGCTAATATTCTTCAAGTTCCGATAACCGTTTTAAAAGGAGGAGCAGGATCAGGTAAAACCTTAGTAGCTTGTCAAGTTGCACTAGATCTTTTATTTAGAGGAGAAATAGACCAAATAGTTATTACTAGACCTACCGTAGCTAAGGAAGATATTGGATTTTTACCGGGAGACATTAGAGAGAAAATGGACCCCTGGCTAGCTCCTATTTACCATAACCTCTTTATGTTATATGATAAAGAAAGGATTGAGAAGGAGATAGAAAATGGTCGCATTGAGATTGTACCGTTTGCTTTTATTAGAGGACGTACTTTTGTAAAGAGTGCTGTTATAGTTGATGAAGCACAAAATGTTACACATACTCAAATGGAAGCAATCATTGGAAGATTAGGAAAAGATAGTAAGATGATAATCTGCGGTGATATAGCTCAGATTGACTTAAAAGATAAAAGAACTACAGGTTTCTCGTTTCTCACAAGAATAGAAGAAATGGTAGAAGGTTTTAGAATTATTACCTTAAAGACGAATCATCGTCACGAAATAGTAAGTCCAATTCTTGAGGTATATAAAACCTTTAGAGACTAACTAGACTGCTATTTATTAATAAAACTAATAGAATGGCAGATATACCTATTTGGAACGGATCTTCAACATTTAGTGTAGGATCTACACCTTTTCAGTTTTATGATACTGATACTGCTTTTCAGGCTGATGCAGATAAGGTGGCTAACTTTATTGCTAGAAGATTAGGTTATCCGCTTCTTGATGTTGAATTAGACTCCGGCTCATTTTACGCTGCCTTCGAAGAAGCCGTTACAGTATACGGCAATGAAGTATTTCAGTATAAGATTAGAGAAAATTACCTTTCGATGGAAGGAGCTACTACGGGTAGTTCTTTTAATAATCAGCTAATAGATCCTACTCTTTCAAGAATGATTGCTATATCCGATAATTACGGAACAGAAGCAGGAGTTGGAGGAGATGTAAGAAAATATACAGGATCTATCGCCCTAAATGAAAATCAACAGAATTACGACCTCGAAACATGGGCTACGGATCAAGGAATAGACGGAGGTATAGAGATAAGAAAAGTATTTTATGAAGCACCTCCTGCTATTCTTCGATATTTTGATCCTTATGCAGGTACAGGTACCGGAATTCAATCCTTAATGGATGCATTCGACTTCGGTTCATATTCACCCGGAGTTAACTTTCTTTTGATGCCTGCATATTATGACGTACTTAAGGTACAGGCTATTGAATTTAACGACCAGATTAGAAGATCTACTTATTCATTTGAATTAGTAGATAATCAGCTTAAGATATTTCCAATACCAACTACTTCGGGTAGTTTACATTTTGAATATTATAAACTTTCTGAAAAGAATAATCCGGTTAAAAATACAGCAACTAACCTTATTACTAACGTAGGAGAAGTTCCTTATTCAAACCCAAACTATTCTCAGATTAATAGTGTTGGAAAACAGTGGATTTACCAGTATGCAGTAGCATTAGCTAAAGAAATGTTAGCATATATTAGAGGTAAGTACACTACAGTCCCTATTCCAGGAGCCGAAACTACCCTTAATCATGCTGATTTATTAGCAGATGCTAGATCAGAGAAGACGGCTCTTTTGGAAAACTTAAGAGATATGCTAGATCAAACTTCAAGAGCATCTCAATTAGAACGTAAGAGAAACGAGAGTGAAAACATGAGAGCTACTCTTACGGATGTACCTTTAACAATTTTTGTAGGATGACATTACTAGAATTACTTAGCGAACAGACTCATAACTTCTATAGAGGTATGGTTAGAGTTACCTTTGATGAATCCTTATCTACAATGGATGTAGCTGAGATGATTAGAGGTATTGAAACAGTAACTATCGTTACTAATGCAGGTACTGCTGAAGGAAGAGAGTTGGCAATGTATACAGTTAAGGTACGTACTACGATGGGTCCTAACGATGCATTTAAGTTTGTTAGAAGACAAGCTTTAGCAATGAACGGAATTAAAAAGTTCGAAATAGGAACTAAAACGATAGAGAAAATCGCAGGATGATATTCGGTTCACAAACAGATTTTAACCTTTATAAGAAGGTAATGCGTGAACTCGTCAAGGATGTTGTCGAGCAGGAAGTTCTATACTACAAGTTCGGGTTAGGAGAAACGGAAACTAATATATACGGAGAAGCTTTAGATAAGATTTTTTATACTCCGGTCAAACTTAATGCTTTGTTAACAAGAGGAGATCAAGTTATAACCGATGATGAATTCGGTCCGGATCTTAACCGTGAACTATCTTTTGCTTTTATAAGAGCAGATTTAGTTGATATAAACGTTGTACCTGAAGTTGGTGATGTTATTCTTTGGCATGAAGATTACTACGAAGTTGATACTGTAAGAGAAAATCAGCTCTTTTTAGGTAAAGATAATGCATACAACTTTACAAATTACGGAGCTGCTTATGGATCGTCCATATCAATTATATGTGATGCACATCTAACAAGAGCAGACAAACTTGGAATTGCACAGGTGAGATAATGAAATTATTAGACATACTAGATGAAGTAAGGAAAGCATACAAGCTTATAGACGAACCTTTTGACAAAGAGACAATGAGTCAAAGATCTAAGGTTGTTTATGATCCTGTTTACAATCTAGACAAAGCTACTCGTCAAATGTATAAGGACTTTAGGGATACAGTTAAAGCTGAGCCTAAAGATGCGGAGCTTAGACAAATGAGAAGCGATTTTATAAAGATACACAGAAGGTTACTTAAGCATTTAGAAGTAAACTATCCTGAACTGTAATGGCTAATCGCCCGCCGAATAAAAGAACGCAAGAAGAGATTTCACGTGAGCAGTTTTCTGCTTATGATGGGAGCGGTACGCCTAAAGATGTTAAAACAGAACTTAGAGCCGAAAATAGATCAGTAAAGGAAGGTACTTCAAAGACCTTAACCGTAGGTCTTAAGGATATAGATTCGGCTATTATCTACTACTTTAACAACGTAATACGTCCATCTGTTACTCAAAACGGAAAGAGATTAGAAGTTCCTATTCTTTACGGCAGCCCAGAAAGATGGAAAGCAGTACAAAAAGACGGATTCTATAGAGATAAAAACGGAAAGATACAAACTCCGTTAATAATGTTTAAAAGAGAATCTGTAGAAAAGAATAGAAGTTTAGGTAATAAGATGGATGCTAATAATCCTCTTAATTACGGAGTTTTTAAGAGAAAATTTTCTAAAAAGAATATCTACGATAGATTTTCAGTTCTTTTAAACAGAGAACCTGTAGAAGAATATTACGGAGTAATTATTCCTGATTATGTCAACATTACATACAGCTGTGTAATCTTTACAGATTATGTAGAACAGATGAATAAGATAGTTGAAGGTATAAACTATGCATCTGATTCGTATTGGGGAGATCCTGAAAGATTTAAGTTTAGAGCAATGATCGATAATTATTCGACTGCTACTGAATTGAGCCAGGGTCAAGACAGAGCCGTAAAAACAACATTTAGTATTAACCTTCTTGGACACATAATTCCGGACACGATTAATACTCAACAGATTGGCAAAAGAAAGTTCTTTAGTAAATCAGCTATTAACTTTGGATTTGAAACAATATCTAGTGATGCAGTACCGGTAGCCGGAAAATATCTTGATACAAAAGATACTACGGATACAAGTGCACCGCCTTCTGAAGCTACAGAGGCATTTAACGCAAGAGCAAGGACTCCTGTTAGACAGGCTTCTAGGAGATTCTTTGATAATTCTGTTAGTAGATTAACTACATCTTCATCAGGAATGACAACAGAGCAGATATTATTTGTATCGACAGTTAATAATGCTATTGTCAGCTCTACGACAGATACGACTGCGACATTTACTGGAGTTTCTTTTCTAACACCTCCTGCTAATTTTACTATAGATCAAGAAAGCTTTACTGTCTACGTAAACGGATTAATTATACCTACTGAACAAAGAACTGTAGCGGAATCTGGGTCCGATATAGTTGTTACGTTTGATACTGATGCGTTAGGTTATACTATTGAAGTAGACGATCAGATAGTCTTAACCGGAAAGTTTAGTTAGAGATGCCTAAAGTAAAATTTAAACAGATTAACCAAGACCTTACGAGCCTACAGAATCAGGCTAATCTGACCGGATCGTTTTCTGTTACAGGTTCTATGAACGTTTCCGGTTCGTTTTTTTTAAACGATGTTAATATTCTAGAGCAAATTAATACTAGCGGTATTTTCAAACAAACCGGATCTTATTGGAGTGCAACAAGTGATCTACAGGTTACTGGTTCGTTCTCCTTAGAGCTAGATGGCGTCGAAGACATTTTTTCTGTGAATGTCGATGGTGAAGAAAAGTTTCGAGTTAATGAAGAAGGAATCATAGTTCTTGCTTCTTTTAGTACTACACCTTCTCCTACAGTAGGGGGCATTACGTACGCAGGAAGCAATGAGATTTTCCAAGGTTTATGATATTGATTTAAGTAACTAAGCACATAA